TTACCGTATCTGGTGAAATGAGTGTTTTTACTTCAGATGAGAGAATCAACCAATTTTTTAACATAAAGATTTCTCGCATGCCTCCGAATAAATCAGAAGAAACCATACTCTTAAAAACCATGGGTCGGTGAAGACGAAGTTGGCCGTCTTTAGTTTTACGAACGTCTGCAATAATTTCTTCACCCGATTTCATTTTGAGTATCTTGTATGTTTTTCTCATTGGACTCCTTTGGTAACTGAATAGAAATTAACTTGTACGGAAATCTCTCATTAGTATATATTTTTAGTCTGGCACCAAGATGGTTCATTCCGTGATTAGTGTAGCTCTTGTAACGCAGATCGTCTGCAATATCAAATAATTTCATTTGTTGTTTAGTATCACTTCTTCGCAATCCACGACCAATAGACTGCAAAACTCTAATTATAGATTTAGATGGAGAAGCAAAAACTACGTTGTGAATATTTTTAATATTGATACCAGTACTACAAGTTCCGTAAGAAGCTAACAGTATCGAATCTGATCCTTTATCTACCGCTTTACGAATTTGTTCGCGTTCGTCTACTTCAGTTTGACCGTGAATAAAGTAAACCGGTTTTGTGGAATCCTTTTGTAATATTTCGTGTAATGGCTTTCCTTGCAGTTCCACAAAGTTAAAAAGAACTAAAGTATTGCCTGTCAGCTTACTACACAGGTTTTTAATAAATTGATTGCGTCTGGAATTACTTACAACCCAACGAATCTCGTCCACGTAAGTCATCTTTTTTGTTGTTTGAATGTCTTCTGGAGAGTACTGAAGTTGTAAGCAATCAATATTAATTTGTGAAAGCAGGTCTTGATCAATTAATTTTTTGGTTGTGGTTGTGTGGTATGTTGGTCCAAACAATCCTTCAATAACCAGTTTGTGAGTTTGTGTGCCGTCCAAAGTACCGGTTGTGCCTATACGGTATTTGGTTTTTTTAGCTTTGCTCATGATGGACGCAAGAGATTTAGCTTTGAATAAATGGCACTCGTCTCCGAACACTCCCATAAAATCGTCAAAGTAGGTGAACGGTTGATTGTAAATACTCTGCCAAGTGGAAATAATTATTCGTTTGGTAGAAGTTTTATCCTTTCCGGACATTACAGTATGGATATTCCGATCTGCCTTCCACGAGTCTTGTTTAGAATAATCCCGAAAATCTGCCAACATCTGAGCAACCAGACTGGTGGTTGGAACAATTATGAGTAGCTTTCCTGTTGGGTTCTTATCCAACATCCAACGGCACAGTAGGTAGATCATCATGGACTTACCAGAGCCTGTAGGAGACACTAGGAGGGCCCTGGATCGATTCAGAGCGTGTTGGACGGCTTCTACCTGGTAATCGTATGGTTGGATAGGTTTGCCGCCTGCACTGAGTGGCAAACTTTGAATGAATTGCTTGACTTCTTCTGGCTTCGGAGTATCGTATGGAACCGGAATATGCTCCCAAGTGTACCCACGATCTTTGGCAAACTTAATTACAAGATCCGTGAGACCTGCGTAAATAGTCTGGGTGTATAGATTAAAAAGACGAATTTTTCCATCCCAAAGACGTTTTTTAAATGCTGGAGTGTATTGAAAATTAGGAACAGTAAACGTAAAATAACCGTTTAGTTCTCTGGCTAAAGAACGATCACACTCGACCTTTAAATCGACAGCATCAGGTTGTGTGATACGTATATCTGCCAATCAAACTCCTTGGGTAAACTTCAACCAGTCAATCATAGCTCGAATTTGCCATTGACGATTTTGTACAATTTTAATTACACTTTCCAGATAATTAACTTTTTCTTCCTGAAAGTTAACCTTTTCAGAAGCCTTAATGTAGTCTGCATCCGATTCAATCATATCATCTGCTTCAGTCTTTAAAATATTTAATTCAAACGGCTCCCAACCAAACTGAGTCAATTCTTCTTGACTCATCCGACCAGTATAGTAAAGCCATTTATTTCTACGAAGAACAGACAATTCGCTATTCATTCGTTTTAATTTTAACTTCTCATCCATAAACATAACCAAATATTTGTTGTGAAGTTGGGGTGTTCTGGAAGACTCTGCATCAAGAGCAGTTTGATCAATATCCAGATCCTTTTTAATCATTACTTTTAATTCATCTAGGTTCATAATATTATTATACACCAAAATTAAGGTGTATCAAGTCGTTCTATAGTATATCCTGTATGTGCAAACTTAACTGTGGCAATTGCTTCGGTAGAAACTGGAGCGTTTACCACAAAATTAATTCCACTTACATATTGTGGAAATACGTGTTTAAAGTGTACTTTAATTTTAGGTTGGTATGAACTATTTGTAATTAACAGAGTTGCGTCTGTTGTTTTGGTTAATTGACCCGGTGTATCGGAATAATACGGCAAAGTATTGGAATCATCATAATAGTTACCAGCAGTAGCAATCCAATTTTGAAGTTCGATCCAATTGTTTAAATTTTCGTCTACACGAAAAGTTAATTCTAAATCCTCAAAACGGAAAGCTCCGGTTGGAACTTTAACTGGATGGCCTAAAGTTGTTGGCTGATCCACAACACCAAATCCAATACCTGGTAGATTTGCACTTTGGCAAAAGTAAACCAAGTTGGGAACTCGATCCATTACAAATTGAAAATAATTTATTAGTAATGGATTACTGGCGTCATTACATGCTGATGTCATATTAATATTTATGCAAACGAAAAGGGCTCCCTTTTTAGGGGGAGCCCTTAGCGTTAGTTTTAGTTAAGGTTTAGATCAGAGACCGAAACCAGTGTTACCGTGGAGGTTATTGACAGCAAAGATGCGGTAGTATTGGTTACCACCGAGAGCGTTGATGTCAGTGTTCTCGGCGAATGGATTGGCTACCATGCCGTAACGAGTCTTGAAGCCGATCTTGGGTTGGAAAGTGTTTTGATCGACTGCACGTACCATTTGTAGCGGAACGTATGGGCAGTAGAACACACCAGCGTCGTATGGGCTTGCACCACGGTAGCCGACTAGTGCAAAGTTTGCACCAGCAGCAGCGTATGGATCAATGTAAACCTTGAACTTGCCGTTTAGAACGCCAGCAAAGGTGTTGCCAGTGTCATCAACTTCTAGTTGAGTTTGTAGGGCAGGAGTTAGGTTTAGGAAGCCACCCATGGCGAGAGCTGAAGCTACGTCGCTTGAGCAGACAACAAAGTTGCCCTTACCACGACGAGTTTCCTTGGCGATTTGGTTAGCTTCGCGTTCGATTTGGAACATGAGACCACGGAATCGTTCTGCACTCCAACGACCGTCTGAGTCGGTGTTGAGATCATATACGCCGCCTCTTTCTAGATCGCTTTGTTGGCAACCAGTCTTGGCAGTACGGTATAGGGTGTAGATTAGCTCGCGGTTGATTTCGTTGAGAATTTCGGTGCTAAGAATGTTAGCAAGTTCGCTCTCAGCGTCAAGACCGTGAACAGCCTTTAGATCTTGAGCTAGCTCAGTGCTGTACTCTGCCTTTAGGGCGCGAGTCTTGGCTTCTACAGCTAGACGCTCAATGCTGAACGCCATTTGGTTGAAGTTTAGTTTGCCAGTTTCGCCTAATTCTTCACCAACGTTGGTTAGTAGACCACGGAAGCTGTTGATATCAAAGCTGGTTTCGCGGATACCAAAGTTAGCACCTTGAGCAAAACCACCGCTTGTACCACCTGAAACACCGACAGGGTTGATGCCTTGGTTAGCAGCAGTAGCAGCACCAGCAGAGGTGTTACCTGAACCGCCGAACTTGGCAAAAACTTCTTGGAATAGAGCTTCGCGGCCTACACCAAGGCTACCGCTTTCGGTTTGAGCCTGATAGCGTGAACGCATGGCAAAGATTAGACCGGTTGGTGCACTCATTGGTTGCACACCGGCTAGATCGTAAGCCATTAGGTTTGGCATGCTACGACGAACTAGGCTGATTAGAATAGGGTCGTAACCTGCGAGGGCAGAATTGCCTTGAGCAGCCTGAGTTACTCGGAAACCGCCTGCATTCATAGCGTTGCTGGGGGTTTCAACTAGATATTGCTCACGAAGAGCCTTCTCTTGGTTTTCTAGTAGGATAGCAGTGCACTTCTTCTTGTACGAATCTGAAATTGAAGGAATAGCCTCGTGATCGAGTAGAGGGTTCCATTTTTCTACGAGTGTGTCGTAGGGGGTAGTTCCGTTAAAATCCATTGACATTTTTAGTTTCTCCTTGATTTAAAGTTATTTATACTTTAGTATTTTTTAGTAAGTCTTAGTTTGACGTGACAGTGCATTCACATATACAGACATTGGGCCTTCAGATGCTACTGCAACATC